GTGAACGAGGTCAACAAGTTCCTCCCTCACAGAGAAGTAGTCATCGCTTCCGGCAAATTGGCGGCCCGTGGAGCAGAGATAACAGTCATCTCCTACAGCCTTCTGCACCAATGGCTGGAAGCGTTCCCCGACCCCAAAGCGGTCATCCTCGACGAAAGTCACTACTGCAACAATGCAGGGCGCCTGCGTAGCCGGTCTGCACTGGCACTAGCCGGCCGCGTCCAAGACGATGGACTGATCCTGGCCCTCACGGGGACAGTTCTCGTCAATAAGCCAATCGAGATGGCCCAGCGGCTCCGTCTCATCGGCCGGCTGCGCGAGCTGACACCTGACCCAGAAGACGGGGCCAACGACGAGCGGGCCTGGACCAAGAGCTTCCGTGAACAAAGGTGTGGAAGCCTCGTCGGTCTGCGTCACCTCCACCGTGCCCTCTCAGGTGCCTACTACATCCGCCGGCTGCGCAAGGATGTCCTCGGGCGCAATGAGACGGTGCGCAGTGAAGTATGGCTCACTCTCGACCTCACCGAGTACAAAGAGGCCGAGGATGACCTGATCAGCTACCTGACTGAGCGTGACGGTGCCAACGTGGCCGCCCGTTCTGCCAACGCTATCAGTCTGTCCAAGCTGGCGCACCTGCGCCGGCTAGCTGGGCTCGCCAAAATATGGGCCGCCCGGCGTTGGATCGACAACTTCTTTGGGTCCAACCCTGACCGCAGTCTCGTCTGCTACGCCTATCACAAAGATGTCCAGCAAGCGCTGGTCGACCACTACCAGTGCGCCCATATCTTGGGCGGGGAGAAAGATGTCGAAGAACAAAAGCGACTATTCCAAAGTGGTGAAAGCAGGCTCATTGTCTGCTCATCAGGAGCGGCCAGAGAAGGTCATACTCTCACACGAGCAGCGGACGTTGTACTTGTGGAGCCACGCTGGGTTCCGATGGACCAAGAAGAGGGGCGCATCAACCGTATCGGACAAACCGCTGACGATACTTTTGCCTGGTATCTCCTCGGAGCCGACACCATAGACGAGCGTGTCTGGAGCATCATCGACACCAAGCGAACCATGTCCATGGCTGCCGCCGATGGACAAGGCGCCGAAGAAATAGAGGCGTCAGTAGCAGTACAGCTTCTCGACGGGTACCGCCATGGAGCCGCAACATCCGCAACATCAACAATCTATGACCTCGCACCTCGCTTGGCCACAATCATCCCGATCGGAAAGGGGGCCTAAATGCCAACTGAGGCGCAAATACAACTGTACGAGAACAAGATCGCAGTACGAGGCCAACGGCGCCAGGCCAGGCGCCCAGCCGTCATCGCCTTTAGGAACTTGTTCGGGCTCATGTTCCTTGGCGCTGCTATCTATGGGGTGACAGCTATCTGGGTGGGTGCTGGCAACGACAACGGACCTAACGATGGCGGGCCACTGTGGGAAGACCCCATGGACTTCTACATCCTCTTCGGTTACATCGCTTTCGTAGCGCTCATCTTGGTCGTCAAACACTCAGATGGGCACAAGATCCCCGGTGCACTGGCCACGCGTGAACCACGGTCTAAAGAGGCTCCCGGTAACACCAGCCTCCCATCCGTTCCTGAGTAAATGGCGGTACCGAGGATGCTTTTGGTGGCACGTTCGTGGCACGCTCGTTCGCTGCGAGCCCCAATGTGGCCCTGGCCTGCACTTTCCCTTATATGGTAGCAACCCTCTCAAGTTCCTGTCGTCCCGAACGGCCGCGTCGAGCTGTACTGGCCGTGCACGCTTCTTCCGACCCCTACGACCGCGGGGGTCTGATTGGCGCCGCGTGGCGGACCTGATGTGGCCTCTGGCGCTGCTCTGGTCGTCGATCGGCCCGCGTACAGGCGGCTTGGTTGTTTTCCGCTTCGAGGCCGCCGACGGTTCCATTGGTGCGCGGGCGGTCGCGCTGTGTCAGCCGGTGTGCTGCTACTGGGCATCGAGGGCACCGTGGAAGTCCAAGACAGAAAAGGTTATGGGCACGCAGAGGGCACGGAACCCGGACCTTCGTCTAGGCTGCACCCGCCCTACCACCTCTGACCAGCTACTTTGTGAGAGCGGGCGACGGTAATCGAAACCGCATGACCAGCTTGGAAGGCTGGACGGACCATCCTGTCAGCCAGCCGATATGTGGTCTGACCTGCTAGAACTCGCTTCACTGGTTCGCATGAGTTAGCGTCGTTTTGCGGTGTCTTGCGGACAACCGCGGACAGGAGGCACACTCATGGCCCAGCTGAAGGATCAGCTGCCGCACGCCCACGGCGCCGGTGACCATCTGGAGGTTCGACTGCTCCTTGATGGCGTCCCGGACATCAAGTGGTGTCAGCTCTACAACGAGGAAGCAGAGCGAGAAGGTGTGCCTGCCCAGGCTGGAGGCCATGGGACCCGGCGGGGTGACGAGACTGGGTACGACTATCACGCTGTCCTCGTGGTTGAACTGCCGCTCGATGTTGCCTACGATGCTGCGCACGAACGCCTGAATAGTGCCGAGCTTCTCATCCGCAAGGTCGACGACCGCTATCGGCAGCTTCCGAACCATGACACGCGTGCTGCCGGCTTGGCTGAAAACTGGTGGGACAGGCGCGCCAAGGGCAGTTTCCACGCTGTGGGGATTCGACCCTCCGGCGTTTAGGGGGAAGTGGTAATCACTTGAACCCCAGCCACCTCAGGAACCGCCCGGTAGCGCCCATTGACTGGCCGTAGGCCTTCCTGCGCACCACCCGACGGGTATAGGCGCCCGGGCCACGACTAGCGGCCCTCAGGTTGTTGCTGGTTCTCGCGGCCCGGTAGAGGCTGCTGGTGAGTGACCTATGACGTGGCATCTGCGGCCTTCTTTCGTTCACGCGCCCATCGCTCGACGTCTTCCCGCTCCCAGATCCGGCCGGCGGCTACCTCGGCGACGGGACTAGGAAAGCTCTCGTCGGTGCGGGCGAGTTGGCCTACACGTTGGCGCGTGATGCCGAGCAGTTCGGCTATCTCCTGGGCACCGACTAGGTCCACGTCGCCAACATTACTTGACGATCGGAAAGGGAACCGGTAGGCTTTCCGATCGGAAAGCGTAAGTACCCCCGCACCGGGCAAACGGCCGGGGGCTGGCCAGTCCTACGAAGGAGAACTGACATGGCTAAAAGTAGTACCGCGCGCCGCGAGTCGGCACATACCGCAACACCAGAAGAGCTCGCCGAGGAGAGCCAGCGCGCGAAGTGCGCGCGGGCCCAGCTAGCGCCGTCGATCCCCGATCCAGCGCTCGTCGCGGCCGTAGATGAAGTGATTAGCAATTACGACGACCTCGACACCAAGCTGGTCGACGGTCGATGGCTCCCCTCAACGCCGGCCGAGATCGCTACCGCTCTCCAATACCTGGCAGGCAACATCGACGCCATCTTTGACGTGGGACGTCACAACGACCCCTCGCTGCATTCGCTGAGGGGGCACGTCTTGGCGCTCGAGAGCCTCGTAGTTGGTCGGGAGGTCAGTTTTCTGGCGGACCTCGACGATGACCCCGCCTACAGCACGGCGGGCCGGGCCGAATTTCAACGTCTGTACCAACGGTTTGAGGAACAGCGCCGCCACGGCGAGGACGTCGGCCTGCATCAGCGCCTCTCGGAAGCGGAAGCCCGATTGGCGCGCCTCGAGCGTCGGCTCGACCCCGTCGCCGACTACCGCCCCGCCGGCCTGCACTACGACGGCGTAATTGTAAGCAGGGATGATGAGGATGTTGACGACCCCCTGGCATTGCTCTGGGCCAACCACCATGAGGCGGATGGCACTCGCTCGGCGCCAAAGGGCGGCGTCATGCACGAGCCGCTCGACGACCTGATGAACGACCACCTTCGGCCACAGACATGGGCGCAGATGTGCGACTGCCTCAGCGACATTGCAGGCGCGGTTCACATGGTCTTGTCGGGACTGATGGAACTGGAAGACGAGACTAGGGCGACTAAACAAGACCCGAAGGTCGCCTAAAGGTAGGTAGCCCGCAGAACCTTCGGCTAGAACTGCCCCTTTCGCGTTACCGCAAAAGCGCAGGTCACAGTTGCGTTCTAAGGCCCTAGAACGTCCAGGACGGTACAGGAGTGCGGGCTATTCTCTTTTGGGACCCGCAACGTGGCGCGCCGGTCACGTTCCGAGAGACGACGGTTTCCCGAATCCTCGGCGGTTGTAGCGTTATCTCTTGCCCAAACAGTGCGCGGGCCTCGTCGTTACTATGTGTTGACGGCGGCGGGGAGGCCTGCGCCAGGGCCAACCAGGAGTGCGGGCGATTTAGCCCTCGGGCTCCGCTGCCATGTCGAGAGCGATCTTTTGCCAGATGACCTGGATGCTTTCGCCGGTTAGCCCGCTGATCTCGTTCAGAAACGCCGCGGTCATCTGCGCGTAATAGGTCTCGACCACCTCGGTTCCTGTCGGCTTGCCGAGCTCGACTTCGGATCCTGTCAGCTCGCTGAGTTTGGCCGCGGCGCGGCGCTCAACCTCGCGGTAGTGCGGCACCATGGCCTCCTTCACGGCCATCGCATCTTTGAGGTACATGTCGTCCATCTCTTCGCCGAGTTTGCTCATGTACTCGTTAAAGACCGTTGGGTCTCCGTCAAGGCTGGCCGTAAGCATCGCGAGAGTGATCTCCCGTGCCTTGGTGTTGATCTCGTCTTGGTTCACGCCCATAACGCTACAACCCGCCTGTCGCGGCTCCGAGGGAGGTGAAGGCTTCGGTTAGCCCCTTTTGTACCTGCGCATCGACTTGGGAGAGGATCTGCGGGGGAAGTGTGCCGTTCGGGCTGACAACTTGGACGAGCGGGCCGTTTATGACGACCTGCCCCGCACCAGCGCCACCACGTCCAGCACCTCCGGACATGCCGCCCGAAAAGGCTGCGCTGGCCCCGGTGGCTGCAGAGGCCACGGCAGCGGCAACGAGGTGCTTGGTGGCGTTGACACCGTTGACGGCGCCAGCCATCCAGTCGCCGCCCAGCTCCATGAACGCCAGCGACGGCGAACTCGTCTTGGTCGCCACCTTGGCCGCCTGGAGGGCTGCCGTGGCGGCGTTGGCGGTAGCTGTAGCAACCGCGGCTGCCGATATCTCGATGCCCTGAGCGAGCCCTTGCATCATTTGCTCGCCGACGGTTTGGAACTGCGGCACGTAGGACTTGAGCGTGGTGAGCATCTGGTTGGCCAGCGATGTCAGCAAGGAGAGAATGCTCGACGTGCGCCCGGAGTCCTTCATGCCTACCTCAAGGCCCTCGAGAATGGACTGGCCTATCGGGATAACCTCGGTCGCCGGCGAGCCGAAGCCGAACACCTTTCCGATGCCGCCGAGTATCTTCCCGCCGATGCTCGGTATGTTGCCGAGCAGGTGCGTGACGCCCTTCGTTATCCCGCTCAGCAGCCCATCAATTAGCGACTCGCCAATCTCGACGAGCAGCGTCCCGAAGTGGGCGAAGACGTGCAGGATGTCGCCGGGTATCCCCTTGACGAACGAAAGGGTCTTCGCCCACGCCGAGTGCGCGCCAGAGTCGATATCGGACCACGCCTTGTTGATGAGCTCAACGAGCGTCCACTTCTGGAAGAACCGGACGATGTCGCCGGGTATGCCCATGATGAAGCGGTTTACCGCCTCCCACCCCCCGACCGCGTCGGTCAGGATCGTCTTCCAATGGGTGGCAAGCTCGCCGACGAGCGGGAGAGTCTTGAAAAAGTCCCACATCTTCTGCGGGACTACCTCCACGACGTGCTCGATGGCCCCCCATGCCGCCTCGGCAGCGGACTTGATCGCCGACCAGTGCGTCACGAGGAGCCCGGGCAGGGAGAACTTCGCGAAGAACCCGACGATCTTGTCGGGTATCCCTGAGAAGAAGTGGTTTATGGCGTCCCACGTCGTGGTGGCGTCGTTCTCGACCTTGTGCCATTCCGTGTCGAGCGCTGACCAGACGGACTTGCCGAGGTTCGTGAAGAACGTCTCGACTGTCTTCCAGTGATCGATTAGCAATTTGCCGGCAGTCACCACGCCTGCAATCAGCAACGGTATTCCAGTTATCGGCGCGAACGCGATCACCAGCGCTGCGCCGAATGCGATCGCCTCGGCCTTGTGCCCCTCGAAGTACTCGACAAGCTTGCTGACACCGTCAAGCAGCTTGATAGCGACATCAAGTACTCCTTGTACGACCGGGATCAGCACAGGCCCGAGCTTGTCGGCGAGGTCTATAGCCGCCGCTTCGAGTATGTGGAACTTCCCGCCGAGCGTGTCGGTGTTCTTGGTTGCTGCCTGCTGCATGTCCTTTACGTCGCCGACTTGTTTGGTGTACTTCTCGAACGCTGCTGGCCCGGCGAGGATAACGTCGATGAGCTTGCGGTTCGCTGACGCACCGAACGCCGCCTGCGCAGTGGCGAGCTGCTGCGCTTGCGTCTCGCCATGCATTTTCCCGCTCAGCTGCTCGATGATGGACGCTAGCCCTACGAACTTCCCGTGCGCGTTCGTGACCTGGATGCCCTGCTCTTTCAAGGCGAGGTTCGCCGAGGTTATCTTGTCGTAGGCGGTCTGAAAGTTCGTGGCGAGCGTCGATTGCTGGCCGTTTAGCCCTTCGACGGCTGTCTTGTACTGCTCGGACGTTATGTGCCGGTGCTGGTACTCGCTGGCGAGCGTGCGCGACGGCCCGGTCGTGGCGTCGAAAGCCTTTTGCAGGTTCGACTGCGCGACGCCGAGGTCGCTCGACGGCTTCAGTAGCGCCGACACTGCGGTCTGTACCGCCGCAAGGCCAGCGCGCCCCGACTCGCCGTTGTTTAGGAGGTCAAGAAATAGCCCGCCCAGCTGGCCGAGCGGCGGGGTTACGTCCCCGAGCTGTGAGTGCAGCTTCTGGAACTGGGTGACGATCGTAGAGATCGGTTGGCCGGACTTCTCGGAGACGACGTAGAGCGCGGTGGCTGCCTTCTCGGCGCCATCGGCCTTTATCCCGAACGCCTGCATGACCGAGACGAGCCCCTGCATTGCCGTATCAAGGTCAGTGCTTGACGCCTCCGCCAAGTCCGCCGCAGCCGCCATCAACTTGTGCGCTTCCGTGGTGTTGGCGGCCATCCCTTCCAAACTGGAGAACTGCCCCGCCACCTCGGAGTAGGCCTCGGCCATCTGGTTCTCGGAGTAGATGGACTGGCCCGCGGTGCTGCCCCATGACGTAGCGATCGCCTGCGCCGCCTTTATGGAAATGTTCTCAGCGGCCGCGATCTTATGCTCGTAGTCCTGGAGATTGACGGTCGCCCAAATAGCCCCGACGGCCGCCACGAGCGGCGCCAGTACCTCGGGGTCCATAAGGGTGGCGAGCAGGCCCCCTTCGACACCTTCGCCCGCCTCGGCACCCTCGGCCTTCGCTGCACCCTCTCCCTCTTCAGCCGCTCCTTTGCCGCTCTCTCCTTCGCCGCCCTCGGCACCTCCCGCTCCAGCCGCGCCCGCGCCCGCAGCTCCACCGGTGGCCAGGCTGGCGTCCATCTTCGCCGACGCCGCGGCCATGGAGGCCTCGATGTCTTCGGCCACCTTTGCGTACCGTGCGGTGATGTCGGCTGCGCCCGTATCGGCTCCCGCTACGCCGGCCGTGTCCAGGATCGGGTTGAGCTTGGCGTCGAGACCACCTATTGACTCGGTTATGGTCTTCACGACGTCGTCGTACTTGCCCGCGATGGCGGTCGAACCCGTTTCAGCGCCTTCGGTGCCCGCAGCATCAAGTAGCGGGTTCAGTTTGGCGTCGAGGTCCCCGAACTTGTCGGTGATCCCTTTGACTACATCGTCGTACTTGGCAGCGATGGCCGTGGCGCCCGTTTCCGCGCCGCCGGTGCCAGCAGTGTCGAGCAGTGTGTTGACGTCTTTGTTGAGCGCGTCGAACTTGTCTGTGATCGCGCTAGTGACATCGTCGTACTTGCCAGCAATGGCGGTGGCGCCCGTCTCGGCCCCACCCTCGCCAGCGGTGTCGAGGATCTTGTTGACGTCGTCGTTGAGCGCGTCGAACTTGTCCGTTATGTTCTTGGTGACGTCGTCGTACTTGCCAGCAATGGCAGCCGAGCCGGTGTCGGCGCCTGTGGTGCCGGCCTTTTCCAAGATCGGGTTCAGGCTGTCCGACAGGTCGCTGAAGGTCTTCTCGATGTCGTCGCCCGTTGTGACGGCCTGCTTGGCCATGTCCTCGAAGGCAGCGAAGAGGGCCGCGGGGTCGCCGACGAATTGGATGCTGACGGTCGAGCTGGTGCTTGATGGCATTTTCTCTAGCTCCTATGCGGGGTTAGCGGCCCCGCGCCCACCGGGCGGTGCGGGCGCAGGGGCCGTACGCGCGGCCGGCAAGGGGAAAGGAACCCTCGCTGTCGCGGCGATTCATGGGACCGGTTCGTCGACGATTGCGGTGATCTGGCCTTTCTTGTCCCGCTCGACGCGCTTGCGGGTCGGGACGGGCTTTGCTGGCTTGGGAAGCTCGTAAACCAAGGTGCGGCCGGCGACGGTCACCGCAAACGTGTTGTCGTCTCGCAGCTCAGCTCCGACGGACAGGGTGATATTGAGCGAGACGTCGTGGCCGGGAAAGTGGAGGGTCGTCCGCTGGAAAACCTCTCTGGTCTTGGCGTCCAAGAGCTCAGGGGGCTCGGGCCCCGACCTAAGGGACCACTCCCACGAAGGGAAGGTCATGCTAATTGGGGCTTCCAGCTCGACTGCGCTGTACGTCTTCGACATGATTATGGCTTCCGGCGGCGCTCGCGGGCGGCCCTGACGGCGAACATTTGGCGCGCGATCGATTGGCGCCAGTTCGGTACGGTATCCGGCTTCCGGCGCCCATGGAGGACGCCGTTGGCGTCAAACCTCACGTTGCCCTCGAAGGTGGGCTCGACCTTTTCCTTGAGTTGCCGAAGCTGCCGTTTGGCCAGGCGCACCGACGGCGGCTGGCCGGTCAGGTTGATGGCCTCCAAGGCCGCTACGACGGCATCCCACTGTGGCGTTTGATATTTGCGGTAGCAGCGACGGTCCCTGATCGCGTCCAGCAGCCTGTCGCAGGCCTCCACGGCCTCGTCCTGGGCCGACTTGGCGCCGAGCTTGCCTAATGCGGCCATCGCCGTGGCGTGGTACTGGGCCACCTCCGCGTGTGCTTCAGCCTGGGCCGCCAGGTGGCGCTGCGCTTCCCGCAGCAGTGCCTCGTTGGCACTCGAGAGCACCTTGCCCTCACGCTGCGACGAGGGCCCGCCGAGCCGGATGGTTATGGGGCCCGCCGACGTTTTGCGCTGGCCATCGTCGGCGCCCGTGCCGGACACCGCTTGCCACCCGTTGGCGGTCATCGCGCGCGGTTTGCCGTTGACCCCACCTTTGTAGAACGTCACCGGATCTCCCTTCGTTCGATCGGCCGCTTCTGCTCGTCACGGCGCTCGGTCTGCTCGGCCGCCAAAGCCCGGCGCTCGAGGTCGGTCAGTTCAGCTTCGGAACGAGGCCGGCGCCCGAGGTGCTTGCAGACGGCTTGCATGGTCGGGGTCATGACGGGTAGGTGAGGGCGGAGCGGTTCATGCCCGTGCCCTGGATCGTGGCCACAGCCGACGGGTACCCGGCGCTCACGAAAGCCGCGTAGCAATGCCAGCTGGCGAACACGGTGAGCTGCTCGGCGGCCCCCTCCGTGTCGACGTAGCCTCGAAGACCGGGTCGGACGGCATCCACAAGAAGTCGGCGGTGCGGACGACGATGACTGTGTCTTGGTTGGTGTTAGTGCCGAGGTTTTGCGGCACCTCTCCGGAGAGCAGGCACGGGAGGCCGGCGATGGGCCCGTACTCGCCCTGGTCGGCATTGCTCGGCACCTGTCCGGCCCCGGGCCGGATGATGGGCTCTTCTTGCAAGTCCGCGTTCGTGGCGGTCCACGCGTAGCGCTCGGGCGTCATTATGGCTGCCGAAGGCGGCCGGAGCCGGGTGTTGCCGACGTCGGCGAAGGCTGCGCCCATCCGGCCTATCAAGCCCGTCGGCGTCGGTGAGCTCTGGGTCCAGGTCACTAGGGAAGCGCCGGTCACGCCGTCGACGTAGGTGGTGGGAAGGTTGAGCAGGCCGAGTACGTCGCCGTTCGCACCGGTGCCGGCGATGATTTGCTGCTCGAAAGCGGCGGCCGCTGACTCGGCGAAGTCTTTCGAGATGTACGTGTCCAGGTTCGGGCCACGCTCCCACATCTGCTGGCTGAGCGGGACCGAGCCGGCGAACATAGCGATGGGCACGAGGATCTGGTCGGTGGCCTCCCACGTCGGGGGGAGGTTCACATTCTCGTAGTTCATGGGCACGACGCCACCGCTGGAAGTGATCCGAGGGATGTAGAGCTCGGAACAGTCGGGCGGGAGCGGTGTGCTCGGTAGGGCCCGCAGCACCGGGGAGGCTGAGCGCGCGATGGACGCGAACTCGTCGAGCACGAAGTCGGGCGGCGAGAACTCGCCCCCCAGGCCACCGGTAAGGCTGAGGGAGCGGTGCTCGGCTTTCCCGAAGCGCACGCTGTGGGCCTCGGCCCTGCTTGTCTGGGCGAACGCGCGGACCTCGCGCTCGTTGGCTTCGTGGTCGCCGTTGCGCCGGAGCCGGTCCTGGGCTGCCCCGGCGTGGACGTCGTGCCCGGCAACGCTGGCCAGGTCAGCGAAAAACGAATAGGGGCCGTTGGGTCGGTACATGTCCGGCTCGTTGACGTGGACGTTCTTGAACCGCTCGAGGAGCCCGTCGAGCTCCGCGACCCGTCCCACTGCGAACTCGAACTCCGCGGCGGCCTGCGGCGATTCCTCCACTTTCCCGGCGGTCCTGAGTGCGGCCTCAAAAGCGCCCTCGTGCTGATCCTCCAGGACCTTGCGGAGCTGCAGCAGTGAAGGTGAGTAGGTCTTCATGGTTGTTTCCTCTCCAGCTCGGCGACGCGGTCCTCAAGAGCGAGGATCCGGGGAAGGGCCTCGAGCATGCGCTGCATGTCGTCCTTCGGGGTGATGCTGTTGAGGTCGCGCAGATGAGATGTGGCGTCCGATTGCCGCTGCGCGGCTTCGTCACGGGCGGTCTGTTCTATGGCGGCCAGCTGGGCGGCGATATCCGGCGCAGGCCGCTGGCGGCGCTTGGGTGCGATACGCATCGGCATGGTCAACCCCTCACCCTCGAGTGGCGAATTCGGGGGCGGACCGGGATGGCAGCGGGTCTGGTGTCGCGGACCGGCAGCCCGTCGGGACCGTAGGCCGACGTCGTCTCGGCTTGGGCACTGCTGACCGAGCTGATCGTCAAGATCCCGTTATCGAGCCGAGTGCCTGGCATTGCCAGCATTGCCGCCGATAATGGGTTCTTTTTGCGCCACTCCTCGCGTTCCTCGAGAGCGTGTTGCCGCTCCTCGAGTGCGGTGAGCCGCTCCAGAGGAGTCAGGCCGTCTTTCGGCTTTGTAGCCATTCCTGCACGTCCTTTCCTTTGAAGAGCCACCCGTCGGACGACCGCTGGGCCGGGAGCTTGCCCCTGACGGCGAGCTTCCGGACCCAGCGGTCGGAGGTCCCCGACAAAAGGGCCGCTTGTTTCACAGTCAGCATGCGAGCAGTTCCGCCCCGCTGGCTAGGAGTAACGGAAAAAGGCAGTACAGGTGCGGTTCCGACCCCCGGAACTAGCGGAACTCGGCGCATATGGAACCGGGCCTCGGCCACCAAGCCGAGCCGGAACTGCTCGAGCTCCTCGGTCCACGGCCGGCCGCTTGAACGAAGTTCGGCCTTCCACCGGTCCATCAGGACAACGAGCGGCGCCGCGTAAGCGCTCGGGATCACCATCGAGTCGCTGGAGACGTGACCGACGGGGCTGCTCATCGCCAGATCCGGGAGTGACGGACTACGCCCGCGCCAGCAGACCATATGCGGGACGGGAGCTGCTGGCCCCAGATGCTGCTCGGCGGGCGAGCGTCGGCCTGCTGGCGCTCTGCCTGGTGGCGGGCGCTCTGCCTATTGCAGCAAGCATGCTCAGGACCGCTATAGGCCTGTTTGTTGCTGCCGTCGAGGTGGCCGAGGTCCCAGCGACAGGACGCTTTGCCACACACTGGACAGCCGAAGCCCTCGGGCAGGATGGGCAGGCCGCAGCGGGCGCAGTTGACCCGACCAGCCTCGACCAGGGTCGACCAGCGCTTGCGCAGCGCCCGGTGCACCGGGCCGTATGCCGGTCCGGGCCGGCGCCCTCGACGACGCAGGAAATCAGCCCGGAACCCCTCGATGGTGTTGTGCTTGCCGCGAGCCTGTTCACGCGCGACGAAACGGTGAAAAGCGCAATCCCCGCAATAAGTATTGCGTCCGCTCGGCGTCTGGGTGCCGCAGCTAGCGCAGTACCGGATGGTCATCTTCGGGCCTTAAGGGCCCTCGGGGAGAAATTTTTCCAAGGCGGCGTGAACAAAGCTTTTTGAAAATGAGAGTTGACCCGCCCCCCCCATCCAGGAGGTATCGCCGTCATCACTCTGCGCCCTTCCCTCTGCTTGGGGGGGGGACCCGACAAGGCGGCGCGACCTCTGGCGTTGCAGTGTTCGACCAGGGCAGTACCTCATAGGCTCGACGGGGGCAGGAGGTCATACCCACGGTCATGCCCACGGTTCGTGCCCTGAGCGAGGCCCTTCGTCAGCGGGCCGCTGCAGCCCGCCAGTATGCGGCGAATCTCTCTAGGATGCCCAGCGACTTGCTCAGGAGTCGACGGCGGCAGCTGGCCGACACCCTCGCCACGCAGCTCTATCTGTACGTTGTGCGCCGTCTCCGGCGCCGCCCATCCGCCGTTCTGCAACGCACGGCTGTACAACAACTTTCCGGCATCGAGGTCGTCGATGCCGGGGTAGTAGAGCTGGCCGTACTGGAGATGGACGTCGCTGCCACCTTCCCGGGTGATCTCGGTCCAACTCACGCTGACCCGGTAGTTCCCGTCTCGTTTCATCGGGCGGTCCCTCCAATCAGGAGCGGTTGGACTGGCGAGCCATCCTCGGCAGCGCTAGCGCTGGGGTCCTCCTTGGCAGCGCTAGCGCGCTCCGTTCGTGGGCACGACGGCTTGCCTTCTTCAGGGCACCGTTGGTTGCTGGCGCGGCCACATTCGCCGCACAAGGTGATGGATTGGGCCGCGGTCGACACCTCGACATCGAGGAACTCAGACCATGGACCATCGGCGCCGTGAAGGAACACGGCGAGGCCTTTGGTTAGCTGCGGGTCCTTGACCTTCGTCGCCTCGATGTAGGCGCGCGCTGAGCGCATCAGGTCTTCGTGTGAGACACCTTCACGTCGGCGGGCTTGGTAAGCCGCTAGCGCTTTGGCCTTGTCGCCCTTTTTTCGCCACACTCCGTAGAGTTCGACGAAGTCGGGCTCGAACGGTTTAAGTGTTTCTGTCTCTTTTCTGTCTCTTATCTGTCTCTGTCTCTTGGATTCGGGGGCGACATCGGGGGGCGATTCGCCTAGCGAATCGGGGTGATCGAGACAGAATTGGCAGGCTGGGTCGAAGGTATTCCGTCGGGCGTGCCACCGCAGGTGGTTGCCATATTTGCCACCCGTGGAGATGGCCTCGATTTCCTCGGTGCTGGCGTTCCAAGCAGCCCACGCATGGACGGCGATGCTTTCGCCTTTGTCGACGAACAAACCGACCTCAATAAGGTGGGCGATCGATCGGGCGATATCGGGCACCGAATCGGGGGCGATACGGGCGAGCTGGGGCCTCGTGAGGACGCCGTCGGTCAAGAGCCTCTTGCATGCGAGGATGGCAGCGAAGTGGAGTGCCCAGTCGTTGCCCGCTTCCAAGACGCGGTCGTCATCGAAGTAGTTGACGTCGATCATTGCGAAGACGCGGCGCATTTAGGCCACCCCCCGAAGGTGCTCAGCGCGACGCTCGGCCCGTTCGAGCTCCAACCTGGCGGCGCTCAACCAAAGCAGTGGGTGCCGCAGGGCCAGCTCGTCGGTACCTGTAAGATTGAGGGTGAGTTGGTAGTAGTGGGCGCTCGGCTCGGGTTCGTGGCCCGGGCCGCCGCCGTCTTCGGGGGTCAACTCGCCATCGCCGCAGCCTTGGCTTTCTTGTCCAGCCACGCCTCGACGTCCCGCTCGCGGAACCGCAGGTGGCGACCCACCTTTATCGCAGGAGGCCCGCTGCCTACGTAGTTCCACCGGTAGACGGTTTCCAACGGCACGTCGACGTAGTCAGCTAACCCCTGAGCGCTCAGCAGTTTCTCCATGCGTTGCTCCAATCTGCTGTGGTCAGAATTACACCGCTGCAACTCCATCTAAGCACCCCTTGCAGTGGTTGTCAACCAACCGCAGCAAGTGCTATAACGGAGAGTGATGCCAGGAGACGCCGAACCACTGTCTAAAGCCATCGGAGCCAACGTCCGCCGCCTGCGTCTTGAACATGGCCACAGTCAGGACCAGCTCGCCTCCCAGCTGCGAGGATGCGGCCTTGAGATGAGCCGGTCCGCGGTGGCCGCGCTCGAGCGAGGGGCCCGCCAGTTGGGCATCGATGATTTCGCCCTTCTGTGCCTGGCGCTACGGTGCGAGCCCGACGACCTGCTCGCAGGTGACCAGAACATTCAGCTCTCGCCGACAGCCTCCGGCTCGCTCAAGGACCTCCGCTCAATCATCAAAGGAGCCATGGGGGAGATGTCGTTCACGGCCGTCGACCGACCTGAGGCGCGAGAAATCAAAGAGCTTTTCAGTAAGGACCTCTCGGAGATCTTTGCGACGAACCGGGACGTGTGGGAGCGGCTCATGCCTGGAGCCTCGATCGGAGCGGCGGTGGACGCTGAGGAATCCGCCAAGGGGGAGACGGAGACACGGGTGGCGCGAAGCCTCAGCGTGCCCGCCTGGCATGTTGCTGTAGCCGCATTCGGGCTGTGGGGTCATTCGCTGACAGACGAGCGCGAGCGGCGCGTCACTGAGCTCCTCAGCCCTTCCACGCCGGCGAACTCGGCGAGGACGATCCGAGGTCATGTCACACACGAGCTGGTGACCGAAATTCGGCACCGGCTAGAGGAGGTCAAAGCCTGATGGCACACGTTCAAAAACGAAGCAACAAATGGCAGGCTCGCTACCGCGACAAGTCCGGGACCGAGCACTCCAAGCGGTTCGACCGCAAGGTCGATGCTGAGGGATGGTTGGCCACGAACGGAGCCGACCTTCTCAGGGGAGCTTGGGTCGATCCCCGGCTCGGCAAGGTCACCGTGACCGACTTCGCGCGTCCATGGCTCGCGCGCCGTCGCGACCTCGCCGTCCGGACTGCCGAGCTCTACCAATACCTCCTCGAACGCCATATCGAGCCCGACCTCGGCGCCGTGCCGCTGGCGGCCCTCGCACCCTCTCTAGTGTCCGCCTGGCATGCCCAGCTCGCCGCGAAACACCAGACGACCGCGGCAAAGGCTTATCGCCTCCTGTCGCAGATCCTGCGCGCGGCCGTGGCCGACAAGATCATCACCGCCAACCCGTGCCAGTTGCGAGGAGCGGCCACCGAGAAGGCGCCTGAGCGGCCGGTGGCGAGCGTTGCGGAGGTGTCGGCCCTGTGTGCCGCCATGCCCGAGCATTTGCGGGTGGTGGTGTTGCTGGCTTCGTGGTGCCAGCTCCGCCGCGGCGAGATCCTCGGCTTGCGGCGCCGATACGTCGACCTACTTCACGGCACGCTCTCGGTCGCTTCCACCCGTACCCGGACCATGGCCGGGGACATCGTCACCAAGGCGCCGAAGACGATGGCCGGCCGGCGCACCATAGCCATCCCGCCGAACGTGGTTCCCGTCCTGGAGGACCACCTCGAGCGCTTCGTCGGTACGGGGCCCGACTCGTTGGTAGCCGTCGGCGAAAAGGGCGGCCCGTTGCTCACGACCGTTCTCGCTTCGGCGTGGTCCCGGGCACGCAATGAGGTGGGGCGGCCGGAACTACGGCTCCACGACATGAGACACAGTGGGTTGACATGGAGTGCAGCCACAGGGGCCAGCGTGGCCGAGCTCATGCGTCGCGCGGGCCACGGGAGCGCGGCGGCGGGCCATCCGGTACCAGCACGCAACGGCCGACCGTGA